TTATAGCTTTTCACTTCTAACCCACTCTTCATAGACATGTTCTGGCCAACCTAAAAACGTACCGCCTTTTGTTCTTTCTGGTTTGGGGAACTCATTTCGCCTTGCGTACATTCTCCATAACGTAGTTTTGCTTTTTCCTGTTAACTGGATCATTTCCTTCCACTTAATATATCGAGTTGTAGTTGTCACTTTTTGTCTCCCTTCCTATACCCGTTCTCCATAATGACCTGTGCAACAACTGTTGGTGGGTTATCCCAATGAGCATCAAAAATGATATTGTTTAAATAATATTTGCTAATGTCATCCAATGTCTTAGGCAAATTGTCATGAGGTAATTTTAAATAAATAGAATCACCCGTCATGCTCACCGTGATATCAATGATCTGCTCAATGGTAAAATTTGTTTTACGATAACCGGCTTTCCATACAGCATCTGTCATATCACCAGCATCACCACCTGCATTTTTGATGACACTAACGAGATTTAAATCTAAAGTTGTCATTAATCATCATCCTTAATTAAGTTGTAAACTTTATCGGTAATATCAAAAGCATTATCAGACACTGTTAGTACAAGTAATTTAGGATCTCCAAATGCGTCTTTTGTCATAGATGAAAAATTAAAAAGCACATTCTTGTTATTTTTTGTTTTTAGTATTCCTGTAATAACACGACCAAATAATAAATAAGGTAAAGCTAAGTACATGGCCTGTATTAAGGGTGCTTCACCTTTAATAAATTCCTGCTCAAAAAGACAATTAAATGATGGGTACTTATCTTTAATTAAAGTGAGCTTTGTTTTATAGGAGGGATAGAAATTTTCATCCTTCTCTTGTTTATAATGAATAGCGACATAAGAACCATCGTCATATGATTTAATATGTGTATATTCAGCATCTCTAGGAATTGCTTCATCAAATTGAATAACAATATCATCACTGAATTCAGAATTGTGTTTCATGCGCAATACTGCATGCCCATTAGATACTTCGATATATTCAGCGTTGATGTGGATGCAATTAGTAATAAGACGAACATCATCACTCATTTTTAATAATGTAAGTGCAGCTCTTAATTGGCTTGTCTCGATGTAAGGTAATTTAGTTGTCATTTTTTACCGTCCTTAGTGCATAGTTGGCATAGCTAGAAATCCGTTATTAGCTTCTAACTCGCGAATATAATCATCATGAAGAATACAAAGTCCTTCACGTCCTTTTTCTGATAGGCGAGGGCCATGCTCAAGAGAGATATCTAGAAAGCCGATATAGGCTTTTATGATGAAGTCAGGACAATAATCTTTATAGATACCCCCTAACTCTTCGATAAAAATGCTTTCAAAATGGCTTGCAAGACAAAGGCGCAAAGAAGCTGGGTAAATGGTTAAAGCGTTTTCTCCGTTACTGTAAATAGTGGCAAGATCAACACCGCCTTCTTCATTACGAATTTCAGTGGTGCCATTTTTTTCTTGCAGTTCGCGGATAAAGCAAGTTGCTACCACCCAGCGCCATACAGAAATTCGCTGTTCAGGTGTTAATGTTTCAGGTTCATCAGCTAACTTACCCATGACTGCAGCGGCTAAATATAAACCTTTCAATAACTCTTTATCGTATTTACCTGATTCAAGAGCTGTTACAGCTTCAGAGTAAGAAATTAAAGCACCATCATCAGAAATAACGCCATTACTAGTATCAGTAAAATAAGCCATCATTTATCCTCCCAGCCAATTGCCTGAAATAATCCCATTTTAGGATGATGCCAGCGAGTGCCACGTTTCTCGGCTTCATTCATCATTGTCTTGAATGCAGATATAAAATCAGCCTCATGAATAATGGCCATCGGTCTAGGCATACCTTCGGGCGTAAGAATAGTTATTGTATTTTTGCGAACATTGAACTGTTTGGTGAGTGTTTTGCATTTATCCACCGTCATGCCTGATTTAGTTCTAGCCAGAGAGTACCCGATCCAGCCAGTAGGGATGGTTCCTTGTTTTATTTGCTCAACGACTTCATTTACTTGTTCAACTTTTTGCTCTACATGAGATATTCGGCGTTCACTTTCTAAGTTAGCTAGTGCCATAGCAGCAATAATTTCTGCCTGTGATTTAGGTTTGACTCGTTCATCTTCAAGTTCTTTCCAGCGATCAACTAACCGAGCTGTAAACTCTGGGGACAGTTGCGCAACGACAATGATACTGTCTCGTTTACCTTTTTCACCTGTGAAAACATAATGTAGTGGAGTGGTTCCGTTTGCTGCTTTAATCCCATCCACCGTTGGTGGTTCGGATATAACATTTTTCTCTGCCAACCGTTCGATAGTTCTTTTAACACTATCTTCACGGCTACCAACTAATTCGGCGATCTCTTTAGAGGTCATTGACGCATTGGTGCTAATTAAATTATTCATATTGACTATCCTTAGTGTATTAATTGACTTTTACCTTGTGAGATAAGCAAAGTGGCGCTATTGATGAGTAGTTGATCAAGCATGTCTTGCATCCATTTATCACCTTCTTCGCCTTTTGCTTTGTTACCTTCGTAAAAACGGAACAGGGCGAATACGCCATCGCCTGACTGATCGAGAATGACTGACTCAACTTTTACAATGAGTAGCTTCTCGATAATTTTTAAATCCAAATCGACAACAATATTTTTGTGTCTAAATGAAAACTGCTCATTAAGACCAGGACCGAATCGCGTTACACAGGAGATTAAATATTTATTTGCTACAATCGTTCTTAAATTATCAACAATGTGCTTAACAAATATCTCTTGTTCTTCTGGTGTTAATTTACGATTTGACTTAATAGCTTCTTTATCTAATAAGGAAGCAGGGAAACCTTTTTCTTTTAAATATTCGATGATTTCATTTGTTGTCATTTTTTTACTATTCATAACATGCCACCCGGTATTTTAATTTTGGCTTTATCTAAACAACGCTTAGATGATTGATTACTTATTTTTTGTTGATAACTCATTGCGCCTTTAGCTGGTGGATCTGCGATAATAAAAGCTTGGTTATATTGCTCTAGTGCGCGTCTATAAAATCCTTTCCCCTCTAATTGCTTACCTTTTTTCATGAATTCAGAATACGTCATGATATTTATATTCCTCTCCATTTAAGTAAGGAGGTAAATACTCAACAATATAATCAATCATGAATTTACCCATATCAGAAATCGAGCCATTTAAGTTATATAACCATTCATAAGTATTGTAGATATCTTTATCACTCCACTTACAACGTTGACGGCAATCTTTTTCTTCATAGACATCACGGAAGAAATTATTTAAATTTTCAAAGCTAATTTCTGTAATAACAGTTTTATTATTTAACTTTGATTTAAACTCAGCTTTCTTTCCATTTTGTTTAATATAAATAAGCACTGAGTTGATAAAACGCTTTCTTCTTACTTCAAGTAAATTAACTTTATCCATGTTGCTTACTCCTGATTTAGAGCGCAGCAATCCCTAGCATGAACGCTATAATTAATTTTTATTTAGTGGATGATTTATTTATTGGTTAAAGCATTATTTAATTCGTAATATAGTCTATCAGCTTCTTTTTCTGCATCATCATATTTAGCGACAGCTTTAGCATATTCTTTTTGTAATCGTTCAATATTACGCTCTTGCTTTAATCGCTCTTGGAGTTCGGTTAGTTTAGCTTCCTTGCGATCCATAAAGTGTTCGGTAGGTTCGCCACGCTTAAAAGCGATTGTGCCATTTTCAAGTTCGCATTGTTCACCTTCATAGTTAGTCTCAATGCCTTCCTTATGAAGTTCACGCTCGGTGAGGATATTTGCTAGCTTATTTAATGCTGAACGCTCACTTAAGTAAGCACGATTAGCACCTGAAATAATATAAACAGGGCGCATAGCAATAGTAATTTGATTGTCAGTTGCTTTCTCAATAGCTTCGTGTTGTCTGCTCATTTTCTTGTTCCTTTTATTTTTCGATTTGATATTTCGTATTCAATTCCACCAAGTCTGTCATTTAATATTGATATAAATGACGATAGCTGACTTACAAATAATCCCACATCCCCAAGATGATCTTTACCATCGGGATAATTTTCATTAGCATCAGCCCAAAACATAAACTCACCGAATATATTCATTCCTGTAACAAGTGAATCGATAGCTAAATCTAAATTACCTCTTAAGTTACCCAGTTCACCTTCTGTTAATTTACTTAAATCAGGAAGAGTAACTAAGTCATCAATATTCATTAAGCCTCCGTGAAACTTACTTTTTCATAAACAGTTTCTAAATTTAATTTGGCTGACTGGATTAAATTTGTAATTTGAATATCGTAATTTTTAATGTGACCGCTTTCTTCAGAGACTTTTAAATTAATTGCAGTTTCTAATGTATTTAAAATGCACCCGACAGCCGTTTCAATTGTATCGTTATCACTGATTTTAATTTCACCGATAGGCTTTGGTGATTTATCAGTATTAATATTCGATACACTTTCTTTAGCTCTTTCTATATTGGCTACTGCTGATTCAATCGCATTAAACATATTATCGCTAGGTGTTACGTTATCATTGATAATGAGATTTAAAATAGAAGTTGCATAAAGTAATTCATCACAAGCGGATTCTTTTAACTTAGTGTTATTCATCATTTAAAACCTCATCGATTTCATCTTCTGCTTGAGATAATAAGCTAAGTTGAATTGCTCGCTCTTCGCTATTACGAGAAAGAAACTGAGCTGAAATTAAGAATGCTTTTACTCGATGTAATGTATCTAGCATTTTCCCGCTATCTACATTAATTATTTCTTTTGCCATGATCATTATCTCTCTGTGCATTTTCTTCAATTAACCAGACTGAAATATCACCTGATAATTCGTAAGCTAGTTCAATTAAGCTTTCTATCTCAGGCTGACCCGATATGCGCTCAGCGTTGAGCTGGAATAAAAGGGCGTTTAGTTGGTCGCTTTTTTTTGCAACAGCTTCTAAATTGAGTTCGTGAGCCATAATTAAGCCTCGCAAGGAAATTGTGCAGAGAAAACTACATTACCACCAAGTAACTCTTTAGCTTGTTCAGCGCTGGTGGCCATAACTTCTTTTTTCTCTGGATGCTCAGTTTTAGTCCAGAAACGAAACAAGAACATAGGTAACATTATGGCTGTATGCATGTCAGGTTTCGGCAAATTAGGGATTGCGGTAGAATATATACTGGTCATATATGATCCTTCATTAATTATATCAGTTATCATTTACAATTAAGTATCACCGCTAGTGATTTTGTTGTCAACACCGCGGGTGATTAATTATCATTACCGCAAGTTATTTTATTGAATTTAAAAGGAATTTATTTTCAAATAAATCTCAGATTGGAATGCAGATCACTTCTTTGGAGGGGAGAGGGGACAAAAAAGCCCCGTTAGGGGCTATAGGGTATTACTTATGATCTCTTCGATACAAAGTCCACTCTTCAATTCTTTCACCAGAAGGTAATGTACAGTATCCTACTTGACCTTTATCTGTGTTAACTATTTCCAGCTTTCCGCTTATTTCACCGCAGTACACAGAGGCAGGGTTTGCCATTCCTACCTGTTTATTTCCCGTAGTAGAGCACCCAGCGAGTATAATGGTAGCTGCCAAAACTGTTAATTTTTTCATTATTCTGTCCTTACAGATGCGAATGGCTATTGTGAATAATATATTTTTAGCATAAAAAAGCCCTCGCGAGGAGGGCTGGGAGGTTAGTGTTTGTTTGGCAGCTCTGGTTTTTTTACTTGCGTCAGTAAATTTCCTGCATTCACCTTCGGTATTGCTCCATCTTTTATTTTGCTTTCTATGTATGCAGGGAATTTTTGTGGTAAATATATTTTCTGTAACCAGCGCCTAAACTCACCTAATGCGTCATCTGGATATATCCACGCTTCTATAGCTCCTGCTTTGTGTTGAGGGAACCAATCAGGATAATGGTGCGGGTGCTTTGTCCTTTCTCCGTATTTACTGCATAAGTCATTTTTTACCCAGTGTTTTCCCCAGGTTATTCCAATGCTTATATCAGGTATTGAGGCTGGCCCAAGGTTGAACCCTGTATTGATCATCCGCAGTGTTAGATCTGCCATTTCGCTAAAAATAGAAAAATACCCGAATGGTATATTTGCATTTAGCTGCAATCTCTCTTGAAAGCACTTCCATGCACTACGTAATGGGTTTTCTGGGTCAATACCAAGATTGAGGAAAATAAAGCGTCTTAAGCTATATTCGGCTAAGTCTCTATATCTTTTCTTAGCTACAGAATTATCAAATGCAGATGAATCTGCATCAAGGGCGTAATACTCCAATATGGCCATGCATACGCGATCGGAGTATGCATATACTTCACCGGTATTATTATTAAGAACAGTATATAGGCTGGAGAGCGTTAACCCTTTTCCTCTAAGGATTGAGTCAATTTTCTTTCCTCTCGGTTTCGTTCTTTCTTCAAGCCAGTTGGTTGTTAACCTACCAAGAGCTCTATGATCTACTCCACATAATCTAGAAAGCCCTCTCAATGTTAAATACGGAGTGCCATCATTCATTATTCCCATCTGGATACCATCGAACTCAACTTCTTTCACTGGAAATAATTCTAATTCCCCTTGGGGATTGATTACTGCTAGTTTATTGTTATCCAATTGATATCCTTATTTATTTTAATGGGGCTCACCCTAAAACGTGTCGTCACCCAAAGAAGCAGCCTTGTACATCATCTTCGACGAGCTTAATAGCGTCAGAGAAACTACCTAACATTTTTTCATCGCAGTTGTGCCAGTTACTATTTTTATCCATCCAAAGCAGAGACCATGAATTCGAATATTTATTATGTGTGATTTTTGCTATAGGTTCTTCTACTTTGCCATCACTCCATATTAGTTGCCTAATTTCAAAGATAATTACTGAGTCGTCCTCGATACGATACTGTAAATCTAATTCATCCCTTAGGTGCTCTGCTGGGCGGCGTTTTTCCATGAAAAATTCCATACACCGTCTAATATTTGCTATCTCAATATTGTTAAACGCCATATTTCCTCCTAAAACGTGTCGTCAGGCCATTGTGACTTGATTACCTTACCTATGATTGTGCAGTTCCCGTTAATAGGGATCAGGTCAAAACGAGGGTTTAATGGCTCTAGGTACTCAACTCCACCATCTCTAATCAGTCGTTTGAATGTGAACTCATCATTTAGTAAACGAGCAACGCAGAAGTCACCGAACTCTACTTCTTCCTCAGGATCAACCAAGATAAGCATTCCTTCTGGAAAACTTGGCTTACCTCCCGGTGGTGCGGTCATTGATTGACCTTCAACCTCTAGCCAGAAAGAACGTTCGCTGGCTTTCTTGGCTGTTGGTATCCACGACACTGCGTCTTGTTTTGTGTATGAATTAAATTCTGTCGAGAAGGCACCAGCCTGAACTTTTGTGAACAATGGGTATTGATGAAAACTTTGAGAGCTTTGTGTTGTGTGAGATAAAACAGGTTGGTAAACCTCCCTAATTTCTTTTGCAAGAAATGGGCTTATTTCTTCTACCGAAACGTCAAGTATTTTTGCAAGTTTTGCAACATGCTCATGATTAATAGCATTAACGCCATTCAATATTTGCGCAACAGCGCTTTGCCCCATCCCCAACATTTCCCCAAGAACTTCTTGTGATAATCCCAAGTTTTTTTTCTTAGATTCAAATATGGATTTGAGGCGAATTGCGTCTGCTTTTTGTTCATCAGTCAAAGGTTTCTTTTTCATAAATTAATAATATCACCTCCGGAGATAAAAACAATCACCTCCGGTGTTGATTTAATTATCATTAGCGGTAATAATAAATTCAGGAGGAGCATTTATGGAAAAAATACCATTATCGGTTTTGGTTTCAAAGTTGGGGCAAAAAAAAGTAGCTGACTTATTTGGTATTCAGCAAAGTGCAATAAATAAAGCATTAAAAAACAAAAGAAATATTTTTGTTATTCATGTTGATGGAGAAGTGGTGGGAGCCGAGGAAATTAAAGTTTTTCCTAATAAACCAGAAAGGGAAACTCATGCACCAAATCAATATGCCGATGCCTGATCACTACTTTCCTGATGATGCTAAGTGGATTCAGGAACAACTCACGAAGTTAAGCCCAAGCATGAGGCAAAAGGCATTAGTTAAATATTCAGAAGTGTATCAAACGGAATGGGAACGAGAACAAGTTCCCTACCGTAAAGACAACAAAGCTCGTCATGAGGCTAACGTGAGATTAAGAGAGTTCATAAAGCGTTATCAGAGAGCAATGCAAGGTTATACAGCAAAGCCGTTATCGATTTGACAGTGATTGGATTTAGGAGATGTTGGAAGTTAAGACGTTTAGCCGTCTAGATTGTTTTCTGGGGAAGAGGGGAAAACTTTCTAGGGGGGAAAGGGGGGTGATCTTTGAAAGGGGTGTTAGGGAAGGCACAGCCAAGGGAGTGAGTAGATCTTAAATATAGATCTCTATAGGAGTTAAAAAGCAATAGCCGTTTAGACGTCCAAAGAAATAAAAATAAATCCCTTCCTTTGGCAGCGCTAATTATCAAATGAGGAAACCGATGTTAACAATCACACCAAATTTTGCACAGGAACGCGGATTGACGATGTTACGTCAGGCATGGAAGCAAAATAGAACATTCATGATTTATAGCCCAACAGGAAGCGGAAAAACGGCATTAGCTGCGTTTATTACTGATGGACATGTTCAGCGTGGAATGAGAGTAATGTTTCTTGTTCCTTACACCATTTTAATTGATCAAACAGCCAGTCGCTTCATTGAGTATGGATTGCCAGTCGAAGAGATTAGTTATGTATGGCGTGATCACCCTAATTATGATCCGACTCGTTTAATTCAAATAGCGTCAGCAGATACCGTTATTCGTAGAGATTTTCCAAACAACATCGATTTACTCATTATCGATGAGGCGCATTTACGCCGTAAGAAAATATTAGAAGTGATCAGTGAAAGTGAATTCAAGGTAATTGGTTTGTCCGGTACGCCTTTTGCACCATTCCTTGGTCATTACTACGAAACACTAATCAAACCCACCACCATGAAAGAGTTAATCAAGCGTGGTGATCTAAGCTCATACGAGTTTTACGCACCGACTAAACCCGATTTATCAAAAGTGAAATCGTCCAGCAACGCAGAGTTCGGTAGTGATTACAAAGAAGCTGAGATTGCTGAAATCATGAGTGGTGCGGACTTGGTGGGGGATATTGTTGATAACTGGTTGGTGAATGGTCGAAATCTACCTACGATTTGCTTTTGCGTCACAGTCAGTCATGCCAATTTTGTCACCGTCGAGTTTAATCGTGCAGGTGTCAATGCTGAGGTGATCACCGCAGATACGCCACATGATGAGCGTCAGATCATTATTCATCGGTTTGAGCAAGGCGCGACCAAGGTGCTTGTGAGCGTGGGAACATTGATTGCCGGCTTTGATAGTGATGTCCGTTGCATTATTTACGCCCGTCCAACTAAATCAGAGATTCGTTGGTGTCAGGCTATTGGAAGAGGATTACGTACCGCACCAGGAAAAGAGACTTGCCTTATTTTTGATCACTCCGGCTCAGTTCACCGCTTAGGTTATCCCGATGATATTGAATATGACGAACTGCCTACCAAAAACGACGGTATGAGTGAATCTTCGTCTAGCAGAGAGCAAGAAAAACGAGAGAAGAAACCGAAAGAATGTTCCTCTTGCCATTACATGAAACCTGCAGGTGTTTATGTTTGCCCTAAATGTGGGTTTAAACCTTTAGTGGGTGAAGATATCGATGTTGATACCAGCCGAAACATAAAAAAACTGAATAAAAAAGAGCGCACTTACACCAGAGAAGATAAGCAAAGCTGGTGGTCTCAATTGAAATACTACCAGAATCAACGTGCGACACAGGGCAAGCCCATCAGTGATGGTTGGGTATCCAATACCTTCAAAGATAAATTTGGTGTATGGCCACAAGGTTTTCACAACACGCCACAAGAAATCACACCTGAAGTGAGCAACTTCATTAAATATAAACAAATTGCCTTTGCTAAATCTCGCAAGAAGGCGCAAGTCAATATTCAAAATCTACGTACCCAAATTAGCCACCAGTCACAGCAAGGAGGTTTACTGTGAATACAATTGATGCCGTAAAAGGGCAATGGGCAAAAATATTTGCACATTATGGGTTACCTCCTATAACAGGGCGTAAGCACTTTAAAGGGAAATGCCCTATCTGCGGACAAAAAGGAAAGTTTCGTATTGATGATAAAGACGGGCGAGGAACCTACATCTGTACGTGTGGTTCGGGTAACGGTTTTCAATTGTTAGAAAGAACACAAGGCAAAGACTTTAAAACATTAGCAGATGAAATTGATGTGTTGATTGGTAATCAGCGAGAAAAAGAAGCTATTTTGCCAACTAAAATAAATAAGAATAATTTATTCCAACGTATTACGGGCTGTTATTCCAAACTACCCATACTTAAAAATACACCAGCCATGCAGTATTTGCAGAATCGAGGTGTTTTTGAGTTACCACTTGATAACGTCCGTTATTGTGATCATCAACCTGTTCGTAATAGTTCTGACAAATTTCAAGCTATCTGGTCACTAGCTACTGATGCTAAAGGGCAACTCTGTTATTTACATAGAACGTATTTACAAGGGGATAAAAAAGCACCTCTTGATATTGTGAAGAAAATGACTGCTGTGCAGGATGACAATTATTTAGAGTATGCAGAATCTGTCGCGATAAGAATGTTTCCTGTCGATACTACACTTGGCATTGCTGAAGGTATAGAGACCACACTTTCTTGTAAGCAACTCTATGGTGTAAATACTTGGTCGGTCATCAATACTAACTTCATGAAAAAGTTCAAAGCACCAAAAGGTGTTATCCACCTTGTTATCTTTACAGATATGGATTGGAATGCGGCAGGTCATGCAGCTGCTATGGAGTGCGCACATAAAAACCTACTTTCTAATAATGATGTAGAAACGGTCAGTGTGAGATGGCCTGATAATGGTGATTTTAATGACATGCTAACAGAAGCTTGTGAGGTAAGAGAGTTAGTATTTTCAAGACAACATAAGGAAGTGGCGTAATGCGTGATATACAACAGGTATTAGAAAGATGGGGTGCATGGTCGGCAGATAATACAGAGTCGGTTCAATGGTATTCGATTGCTGCGGGATTTAGTGGATTAATACCAAGCAAGGTTAAAGCTCGTCCTCAATGCTGTGAAGACGATGCAATAATTATTTCTAGTTGTATGGCGCAATTGAATAAAAAGAATAGTGATATGCATGATCTATTGCTTGATTATTACTTATTCGGAATGACATTTATGCAACTTGCTAACAAGCACAATTGTTCTGATGGGCATATAGGTAAAAAATTACAAAAGGCAGAAGGAATAATAGAAGGTATGTTAATGATGCTAGATGTTCCATTAGAGATGGATCGATATGTAGAAAAAATCATATAAAAACTTTACGTACGTAAAAATGATGATATTGTGATAAGACTGACATCAAGGTCAACTAGCTTATGAACCTCATTTAAAGTGAGGTTTTGTGTTTTTATTGGTTATTCTCTTTGTCTGCGCTTTTAATTTTTAAAATGAAATAGCTTCATATTAAATATGAAATAGTTTCAATATCCATTTTTTTTATTAATGCTATGTTTGGTAGCAAAATTCTTAATAAGAAAATATAGGATATATTGAATGAGCACTAACATCCCTCCATTTAAAGCTGATGTCGTTGGTAGTTACCTTCGACCTGAATATCTACATAAAGCGCGTAGCGATTATGCTAATGGCACTATTTCTAGCCATGAATTAAAAAAAATAGAAGATAAAGCGATCATTGAGTTAGTAGAAAAGCAGAAAAAAGCCGGATTACATGTTATTACCGATGGTGAGTTTCGTCGTAGCTGGTGGCATTTAGACTTTATGTGGGGATTAAACGGCGTTGAAAAAGCCTTTTTATCTAAAGGATATTCATTCGATGGTATTGAAACTCGTCCAGAGACGGCTCGATTAACAGGAAAAATATCTGGAAATAACCACCCTTTTATTGAACATTTTTCATTTTTGTTGAAATTTGCTGAGGATAATATTGTTCCTCGTTTAACGATCCCTGCACCAGCTCAATTTTTCAAAGAGCTTTATCGACCAGAGAATTTAGATAGCACTAATGCAATTTATCCTTCAAAAGATGAGTTAATTAACGATATTATTGGTGCTTATCAAGAATTTATAAAAGAGTTATATCTTGTAGGGTGTCGCAATTTGCAATTAGATGATTGTACTTGGGGTATGATGGTTGATTCTCGATATCACAACTCAGGTATTGCTGAGAGCGAAAGTGTAAATAGTTGCTCATGCCATTCAGGTCATACTGTAATAAGCAATGATATAAACTCATTAGCGGAAACGCTTGTTTATTTGAATAATGAAGCGATTAAAAACGCACCATCAGATTTAGTGTTAACAACACATGTTTGCCGAGGTAATTATCGTTCTACATGGGCCGCTAGTGGTGGCTATGGACCGATTGCTGAGATCCTTTTTGGAAGAGAAAATGTATCAGCATATTATTTAGAGTTTGATACAGATAGAGCTGGTGATTTCTCCCCGTTATCTTATGTTTCAGGCAATAAAAAAGTTGTTCTGGGATTAATTTCTTCAAAAACTGGAGAGTTAGAGAGTAAACAAAAAGTAATAGAGCGAATCTATGAAGCTAGTAAGTTCGTACCATTAGATCGACTATGTTTAAGTACTCAATGTGGATTTGCATCAACTGAAGAAGGGAATGCATTAACTGAAGAGCAACAATGGGATAAAATTGCATTAGTAAAAGAGATTGCTCAAGAAGTCTGGAAATATTAATCCCACAGACTGAAAACGTTATTACTCATAAAACTCCATATATCGTGAGATTATTGATAGTTTTTTTTAAAACCTCGCTTCGGCGGGGTTTTTTGTTATCTGCAATGGTAAGGTGTCTTTTGGTGAGTAAAATCACCCTTGCACTGCATGGAGAAGGCGCCTTAACCATTGTGGAGAACGCCGAGACTGATCGGCAGTGTATGGACTGTCGGATGTACCGCACACCATCCAGAGGCGGCCTTTGCGGATTAGGCTAAGCCCCTGAGAGTATCTGGAAACCGACGAAGGATTAAATAGCCTTCCTCCACAATCTCATAATAGTGCCCTCATAGTCACTACGCAGAACGGAGAAATCTGGCTTGCGATACACTTGGGGCTTTCTATTTTAATTCCCCCGAATTCGAGGGTGTTACCTTCATTGATGAGGGTAACATAGTTTAAGTTATTGATATTGTTCCGATGTCGGAATTCCGATAACGCTATTTCACATGTTCGGTTATTCCGAGCAACTCATTTTGAAGATCGCTTAGGCGGTCTTTTTTCGTATATGCCGACCACAGAACAATTACCCTCGTTATCACATTCACACAAGAGCTGTGAGTCGGCGTTCTATTTAAGAGAGGTAGTTATGAGCAATCAAAATGAAGGTGGATTTTCAGGGGTTATTGGCACGGATGGTAATTTGAACCTAGAGGAACGAGTAGAAGCATTAGAGCTTGCATTACTCCAGCAAAGTGAAGCTATCCTCACCTTAAGCAATAGAATAGGTAAGTCAGCAGAGTGTGGAGATGATGTTATTTTTGTAGATAAATTAACAGCACCCCCAACAAAGCTCCGTTCTTAATGACTACAATTGAGTAAACTTACCTTGCTCCAGGGCGTTTTCTTTTAATTGTTCAGCAAGATGTTTTAGTTTTTCTTTTACACTATCATCAAACCCTTGGTGATCAACTGTTGCCGTAATCACACCTGCGAGAGCAAGTGCATTATCACGCGGAATTACACATCCGAGATATCCGAATGCGATTCGAAGTGCTGCAACTTCATCTTGTATTTCTCTGAGTGTTTTATCTTTTTCAACAATCGGCATCAATATTCTCCACCGAAGTAAGTCAGCCATTCCTTCGGTTAATTACACTGGGCTGACCCATTAGTTTATCTTAAGTCTAATATTCGCACGTTTAACTTACTCACATTAATAAAACTCAGGACTACATATATGCAAGAGCCGTTAACAGGCACAGCAACCGCCTCGTTAGCGGGTGTCTCTATTGTAGGTCTCTATTCAGGTATGGACGCAGGCGTTGTTATCGGTGCGTTCGCAGGGGCAGTGATATTTGTATTATCTGCTCATGATATCCGGCTGTTAAAACGATGGGCGTATTTCACGGTTGCATTTGCGATTGGGATATTAGGCGCTGATTTCATGTCGTCACTATTGAGTGGCATTGTCGGAGATAGAGAAGTCGATCGCTCAGTTGGTGCTATGTTCTCATCGGCTGGTTTGGTTGGTGTACTGGTAACAATATCTAAACCCGGTGCGCTCACAGACAGTATCAACAACGTTATTAACAACCTGATAGATAAATTCAGAGGAGGTGGAAGATGACCATCTCAATGTTTTGGATTTACATCAACTTTTTCTCATGTCTGCTTGCTGTTATTCGACTTATTAACTATGACCGTAACGGTGCTAAATATAAATTTATCCCGTCATTTATAGCGTGGGTACTCATTATTCTACTAGGTTCGATTCCGTTACGAATATTAACGAATGACTACACGCATGCAGATCCATTTGAAGTCGGAATTAATATCACGCTATGCGCACTAATAATTCTTAGTCGTGGGAATGTGATGCAAATATTTAGAGGGGTTAGTAAAAATGACACTCGGTGAGAAACAACGAAAATTCACTCGCATGATTGCGGACTTAATTATTTTTGCCTACAGCAACGGATATGAGCTGACGTTTTCAGAAGCATACCGAACACCAGAGCAGGCACAGTTAAATGCTAAATCAGGTGCGGGTATTAAAAACAGCTTACATACACAACGCCTAGCTGTGGATTTCAACTTATTTAAAGACGGTAAATATCTAACGGCATCAAGTGACCATAAATTACTTGGTGAATATTGGGAATCTATCGGCGGTACGTGGGGCGGTCGATTCAATGACGGCAATCACTACTCGTTAGAGCACAATGGCGTTAAGTGATATGAAGCTAGGCGAAACAATAGTGTCGGTGGGTGTTATTCTGGCAATGACCATCGCTATTGGGTGGCAGGGTGGCAGAATTGATAAACTGAAAGACTCAAATGCTGAACTAACCACTCAGCTATCTCAACAAGTCGAAATCAACAAAGACTATCAAGCCCGTATCACTCGATTAAATCAACTTGATATTCGTCACTCACAGGAGTTAGCCAGTGCAAAGAATGAAATCGACACTCTTCGTGATGCTGTTAGCTCTGGTTCTAAGCGCGTGTACATCAAAGCCGAGTGTCCAGCAGTCACCAAGAATTCCACCGAAAGCGGAAGCGATGAAACCACCGCACGACTTAACAAAGCAGTTGAACAAGATTATCTACGTCTTAGAGAAATGATAGTCGAGAACGAACAGCAAACTTTGTATTTGCAGAATTATATTAGGACGGAGTGTGTGAACTAAAAAAAGCCCTACGTAGGGTACGAGGGCTAAAATAAACCAAGTTGAAAAATATCAATCTTTAATTAGTGTAGTATATGTAACTAAATATACTCATAGTACAAGAATAAAAATATTACTTTTAATTTTAACTGGAATTCTCTTTGTTAATTAATCCGTAAACTTATTACATTAGTTATCAAATAATATGCTTTTGTTTATGTTGAAATAAAATTTAAGTGTAATAATAATTATTAGATTACTTAACTATAAGGGTATTTATGTTCAATCATAGAATAATAAAATGCTTCTTTGGAGTTTGATGCCATCAATCCTTGATATATGCAAAATGGCACTTCATTATACTGATGTTTTTCCCCACATTTGAAATTAATTGCTAATGTTTTACTGTGGTAATCGTAAGCAACAGAGATGATGTTAGACGATGAAATATAAATTTTATCCATTAGAGTAAGCTCTATTAGGTAAATGTAATAAATGAAAAATAGGTTTTTGACCTTAGCTATTGTTAATCTTAGTAGAAATATTAAATTAGTTTTATGTGATAATGGAAAAGTAATGGAATTTATTATTTGTGTGAAGTTAATCACAATAAAGATATGGAATACTTAGAATAAAAAAAGCCCAGCATTAAGCATGGGCAAACTAACAAGATGTCAATCAAAGTATAGCGATGTTTGTTTAGTATAGATTAAATAAGTGTATATACCAGTTTACTGTTGTTAATTATCTAATTTTAATTAATTGACATAAAACAAGATGACTATACAGGGGTAAACTGGGCAGAGACTGAATTAATAGGGCAATTACTAATAGAGCGCTATTTAGGAAATTATTTAGTAGGTAGTTACCAGATCTCTTCATCAGCGGAGTATGGTTAAAAAAAAGGCCCTAAAGGGCCAAACACAAAAAGGCATGAAAAATAATCAATCAAAGTGTGAGTACAAATACTACATTAGAAAAATATTAAATAAAGTAACAAAGTGTAAGAATAAAAAAATACTTCTCCGTAAATTAAATTTAAGTAAAAAAAAGCCCACATACATGGGCAAAACTAACGAACCACAAAGTAATAGGGGGGAGAGATATTCTTTTAGTATAATCAAAGAAAGGAGAAATACTATTTTAATGTTATTAAATATTTTGTTTTATGTTAATCATTTGAATCTATGTTACTGAACCTGTTAGGTGTTATGTAGCTGGCATTATTGAGTTAATACAAAAATAAAAGTTAAACACCAAATGTGCCTCAAGTTATGAATGAACTAAATAACAGAACGTGGTGCAGTCAGAAGTAAAGTCGGGAAATCCCGCCTTTAAAATCAAAGGGGATTATCCTCCTCTTTAAAATGGCAAATATCTGCCCTTTAAATTATAGGAGATAACATGCCACCTCGCATACCTCGCGCATGTCGTAAACAGGGATGCGCCAAGACAACAACAGAACGTAACGGTTACTGTGAAGAACATCAGAACTTAGGATGGGAAACCCACCAGCGCGGTAAGTCTCGTCATCAACGTGGTTATGGTACCCAATGGGATAAGTTACGAGCACGTATACTCAAGCGTGATAAGTATCTCTGTCAAGAATGCCTAAGATCAGGACGAGCCACCGAAGCGAAAACAGTGGACCATATCATTGCCAAAGCACATGGGGGTACCGATGATGATAGTAACCTGCAAAGCCTGTGCTGGTCCTGTCATAGAGCTAAGACAGCAAAGGAAAGAATAAAATGACGCAAGATGAGCAGACCTTACTTATGTTTAAAGGGTTGGTTGCTGAACTTCCCGAACAAAGCAAAGTGAAGGTTGAACATTGTATTACTGAAATAAAAAAGTTACTGACTAAATACCCTGATGGTGAAGCATTGCTTGCTGTGGGCTATATCGGTGCAGAACAGCAGATGAAAGGTAATCTTGGTCAAGGATAACAGTGCCATTCCTCATAGGGGAGGGGCGGGTCAAATCCCTACCACTCTCGCCACCTAGGACCGCCCCCTTAAGTCAATTTTTATACCCGCGAAAAATGAAATTAAAACTGGCTAATTGTTTAGCAATATTTATGCATTGGATCCTGAATTATTTGGAGGTTTATTTATGGCTGGCACTCCGGGCAAATCTGGTCGTCGCCCGAAGCCTACCGCCAGAAAAGAATTGGCCGGTAATCCGGGAAAACGAGCACTCAATAAAGACGAGCCGGTATTCACACCACTAAAAGGCGTGACGCCACCAGATTGGTTTACCGAAAACAAACTAGAGCTTGCTGTTGTTATGTGGGAAGTCACAATCAAGGAGCTTTGTGGTCAAGGCATATTATGTATTACCGATCTCGCTGTGCTTGAGCGTTGGTGTGTCGCCTATCATATTTGGCGTAATGCGGTAATTGCGATCATGCGTGATGGTACTCGCTTAATTGGCGCCACAGGAGGGCCAATAAAAAACCCTGATTTAACGACAAAAAAAGAACAAGAAAGTGAAATGGATCGCACAGGCGCAATGTTGGGTTTAGATCCGAGTAGTCGTCAGCGATTAATTGGCCTTGCGGGGCAAAAAAAGCAAGATAACCCCTTTATGAGGATTATTTCATCATGAGTCGTAAATCTTACCCGAACGTCAATGCGGCAAATCAATATGCGCGTGATGTGGTGCGTGGCAAGATTGTGGCATGTCAGTATGTGATTGATGCCTGTCAGCGACATATTGATGATATGGCACAAGAGAAATCGCGAAAATTTCGCTATCGATTTGATAAGGATTTAGCCGAGCAAGCTGCAAAGTTTATTCAGTTATTGCCCCACACCAAAGGTGAGTGGGCATTTAAACGAATGCCTATTACGCTTGAACCTTGGCAACTCTTTATTGTTTGCAGTGCATTTGGGTGGGTTCAAAAAGGAACAAAACTTCGTCGCTTTCGTGAGGTGTATACCGAAATTCCGCGTAAAAATGGGAAATCAGCTATTTCCGCAGGCGTTGCGCTGTATTGCTTTACTTGTGATAACGAATTTGGTGCGGAGGTTTATTCTGGTGCTACGACAGAAAAACAAGCATGGGAAGTATTTAGACCAGCTAAGTTGATGTGTAAGCGCACTCCGTTGTTAACCGAGGCATTTGGCATTGAGGTTAATGCAAAAAACATGAATCGCCCTGAAGATGGGGCGCGTTTTGAACCGCTGATTGGTGACCCAGGTGATGGTCAGTCTCCACATTGTGCAATCGTGGATGAATACCATGAGCATGATACTGACTCCCTTTACACAACAATGCTAACCGGAATGGGGGCAAGACGTCAGCCGTTGATGTGGGCTATCACAACGGCGGGTTATAATATCGAAGGGCCTTGTTACGATAAGCGCCGTGAAGTGATCGAAATGCTCAATGGAACAGTGCCTAATGATGAATTATTTGGTGTCATTTATACCGTTGATGAAAAAGATGATTGGACTGATCCGAATACACTGAAGAAAGCTAATCCCAATATGGGGGTTTCTGTTTATAGTGAGTTTCTTATTAGTCAGCAAAATAGAGCTAAAAATAACCCTCGATTAGCCAGTATTTTCAAAACTAAACATTTAAATATTTGGGTTTCTGCTCGTTCGGCTTTCTTTAATATGTTGAGTTGGCGAGCGTGTGAAGATAAAACACTCACGTTAGAGATGTTTGAAGGTCAGTCTTGCTATCAAGCTCTTGACTTAGCTAGAAAAATCGATATGAATTCGCGGGTAAAGTTGTTTACTCGTGAAATAGAAGGCAAACGTCATTATTACTGCATTTCACCCAGTTTTTATGTGCCCTACAATGCAGTTTTTAGTGCTGATATTGAAAATCAGCGTACTGCAGAGCGATTTAAAAAATGGGTAGAAACAAAACATTTAACCCTCACTGATGGCGCGGAGATTGATTACCGCGTTATTTTGGAAGATGCAATAGCAGATAACCTCAATACACCCATTAGTGAAAGCCCAATTGACCCTCATGGAGCAACTAACTTATCGCATCAGTTAGCCGATGAAGGGCTAAACCCTATCACAATCGTTCAAAACTACACAAATATGTCGGATCCAATGAAAGAGCTTGAAGCTGCAATTGCTTCTGGGCGCTTTCATCATGATGGTAATCCGATTATGACATGGTGTATGGGGAATGTGGTTGGTAAATATCTACCAGGTAATGACGATGTGGTGAGGCCCATTAAAGAGCAGAACGAGAACAAAATTGACGGTGCAGTTGCATTAATTATGGCAATTGGGCGAGCAATGCTACATGAAGAGCGTGACTTCCTTTCCTCTTTAGATCCTAACGAAGACCTTTTATTCCTATGAAAAACTTATTACTTGATATCACTGCACTGGCTGGTGTTGGTGCGGTTATGGCGGGGTGTTATCTAAAATATGGTGTTGCTAACACGCTGATTATCGGTGGTTGCATTGCAATAACCTATGCCTTGGCGGTAGCTATGAGGGGGAAACGTGTTAATTGATGCTCTATTTCGCAACGACTCATCCAGTTTAGAGAACCCTAACACACCGATTACGGCTGACTCTATTGATAATGACGGATTATTTACGGCTGATGTATATGTTAGCCCTGAAACATCCATGAAATTAGCAGCAGTTTATGCCTGTATTTATGTGCTTTCATCGTCTATTGCCCAGATGCCACTGCATGTAATGCGAAAGTCGGGTAATAGGGTAGAAACTGCGCGTGATCATCCTTTGTTTTATTTAGTTCATGATGAGCCTAACGAGTGGCAAACAAGCTATAAATGGCGCGAAACAAAAGAGCGTCATGTGCTGGGGTGGGGGAATGGTTATACGCAAGTTATCCGTAATCGAAAAGGCGAGGTGACAAATTTAGAAGCTTGTATGCCGTGGGAAACGACACTGCTTAATACTGGTGGTCGATACACTTACGGCGTTTATAACGAATTGGGGAATTTTGCCATTAGCCCTGATGACATGATCCATATTCGGGCGTTAGGGAATAATCAAAGAATGGGGATCAGCCCAATCATTCAACATGCGGAAACCATCGGCATGGGTATGTCCGGGCAGAAATACACAAGTTCGTTTTTCGGTGGTAATGCTCGTCCGGCAGGTATCGTCTCAGTGAAGGGTGATTTACAGAAAGACGGCTGGGAGCGACTGAAAGATATGTGGCAAAAAGCTTCCCGAATGTTACGAAGTCAAGAAAATAAAACCATGCTTTTACCTGCCGATCTGGATTACAAGGCGCTGACGGTTTCTCCTGTTGATGCTCAATTGATTGATATGTTGAAACTGAATCGCTCAATGATTGCAGGGATCTTCAATGTGCCAGCTCACATGATTAACGACCTCGAAAAAGCCACTTTCTCAAACATCTCAGAACAATCCATTCAGTTTGTACGGCATACCATCATGCCATGGGTAGTGAACTGGGAGCAGGAATTAAATCGACGCTTGTTTACTCGACAAGAGCGAGTGGCCGGCTTTTATGTGCGATTTAATTTAGCGGGGTTGTTGCGAGGGACACCGAAAGAGCGAGCCGATTTCTATCATTTTGCCATTACAGATGGTTGGATGAGTCGTAATGAGGCGCGTGCCTTTGAGGATATGAATCCTGTTGATGGTCTTGATGAAATGCTAGTGAGCGTCAATGCGACTCAGTTCACAGGGGGAAAAACAGAAGAACCGAAAGGGGATAACGATGAGCAGTGAAAAAGAAACACGATGTTATGTCGGTGAGGTTCGGGCGGAAGCAGGAGAAGAAAATAAACCGACACATATCGTGGGTTTAGGCTCTGTTTTCGATTCCCGATCTGAGCTGATTTATGGGTTCCGTGAAATCATTAAGCCGGGCGCATTTGATGATGTACTCAATGATGATGTGCGCGGGTTATTTAATCACGATCCAAATTATATTTTAGGGCGAACAACCGCAGGAACCTTGTCGCTTAGCGTCAATGAACGTGGGCTTGTTTACGATATTACGGCACCTGATACACAAACCATTCGTGATTTAGTGTTGGCACCGATGCAACGTGGCGATATCAATCAAAGTTCTTTTGCATTTCGAGTGGCGCGGGACGGTGAAGACTGGTACCAGGATGATGAGGGTGTTGTTATTCGTGAAATAACCCGATTTTCTCGACTCTATGATGTCAGTCCTGTCACCTATCCTGCGTATCAAGATGCAGACTCTGCAGTTCGTTCAATGAATGCATGGAAAGAAGCCAGAGATAGTGGCGATCTCCAAAAAGCAATTAATCAAAAATTGGCGCGTGAGCGTCTTATGACTTTACTCAATGCATAAGGTAATACTATGACTATGAAGCTTCATGAATTAAAACAAAAACGTAACACTATCGCGATTGATATGCGCGCCATTCACGAAAAAGTGGGTGATGGTGTGATGACTGAAGAGCAACGCACTCAATGGAATAAAGCGCAAACTGAACTTGAAAATTTAGATGCTCAGATTCAGCGTGAAGAGCAACTACGCTCATTAGATCAAGATTTGGTTGATGACAAAGAGAAAGAACAGCGTGGTCAACAACCGAATAACCCTGAAACAGAGCAAGCAGAGCGTCGCAATCAAGCGTTTGACCGCTTCCTGCGCTGTGGTTTTGGTGAACTCACTGCAGAAGAGCGCCAAGCGGTCAAAGAACTTCGTGCACAGGGTACTTCGCCCGATGAGAAAGGTGGCTATACCGTTCCTACTCAGATGTTGAATAAAATTGTTGATCAAATGAAAGCCTATGGCGGTATTGCAAGTGTGGCTCAAATTTTATCAACTGCCACCGGTCAAGATATTACCTGGTCAACATCCGATGGTACTGATGAAGAAGGTGAATTACTGGGCGAAAATACCGCAGCAGGTGAGCAAGATGTTGAGTTTGGTACTGCCATTTTAGGGGCTAAAAAACTTACATCAAAAATTATTCGCGTTTCGAACGAATTATTGCAAGATAGTGGTGTAGATATTCAAGCGTATCTGGCTTCACGTATTGCTCAGCGCATTGGTCGTGGTGAAGCTAAATACTTGATTAAAGGCACTGGAAAAGGATCACCTGTACAGCCATCAGGTTTAGAAACCTCAGTGACAAATACGGTTGATGTAGCCGGCGCCTCATTAAGTTGGAAAGATATTACCGAGTTAGAACATGCGATTGATCCTGCGTACCGTAATAGCCCTAAATTCCGTCTTGCTTTTAATGATGATACGTTGAAAAACCTAAAGTTAATGGAAGATGCGCAAAAACGCCCTTTATGGCTTCCGTCTATTTCGGGTGTCGCACCCGCTCAAATTTTAGGTATGCAATATGTTGTTGATCAGGCTATCGACAAAATGGAAGCGGGTAAAAAATTCATCTTCTGTGGTGACTTTGACCGCTTCATTTTACGTCGTGTGACCTACATGACGTTGAAGCGTTTAGTTGAACGTTACGCAGAATATGACCAAACTGCGTTCTTAGCTTTCCATCGTTTTGATTGCGTACTTGAAGATACTTCTGCAATTAAAGCGCTGGTGGGTAAAAGCGCGACAAAATAGTTTTAAATAACACTGAATCAATCAAGTACCGCTTAATTGCGGTTTTTTTGTGCCTGCGATCTGGATGGTCGCAGGTATTGGGGGATTTATGCCATTACCCACACTGGAAAAATTAAAGCAGCAATGTCGATTGGATGAGGATAATACCTTAGAAGATGAATTGCTGAAAACTTATCTGATGGCGGCGAAGCAACGAGCTGAAGGGTATATCAATCGACATCTCTACGAAAAGGATATTCCAGAGGGAGATCCTGACGGTCTATTAATCACTGATGATATTGAATTGGCTCTTATGCTGGCCGTTGGTAATTTCTATGAAAATAGAGAAACAGCCATATTGCCAGCAGGATTTAAATTACTGCTCGATCCCTATCGTCATATTAATCTGTGAGGAATGATGAAAGCCGGTGAACTTAATAAACGCATCTCTCTTTCTCACTATGTTACTGAACGTGATGATTTTGGGAGTCAAAAAGTCGTTTCAAAAAAAGTGGCAGAGGTATGGGCCAAAGCAGAATCGATGTCGAACCGTAAGATTCGTACAGCTGACCAAGATCAGGTAATTGAAACCTATCAATTCACTGTTCGCCCTCGCTCTGATGTTGATATGGGGTGGCTGGTGGGCTATCAGGGGCGACTATTTACCGTTCGGGCTGTTGATCGTAATCAGTCAGATAGAGCCATTATTACTACGGAGGCAAATATTCAACATGATAGAAGTTGATATTAAAGCCGATCTTGAGCGTATTACGGGGCTATTAGCTTATCCGCTGAAACTCCCTTCCGATAAATTAGAAGGAGTTATCTATCAACGGATTAGTGATCCAAAGATAGACTCTGGATTAGCCCGCACATCACTGGTTCAAGCTCGTTTCCAAATCGTTATTCAAATTTCCGATGATTACCCAAAAGCATTAAAACTGGAATCGACACTCTGTCGTGAATGGGAAGCCATTCAACATGGTTATATTGGCAACTACCCTGTTCAAACTGTTCAGCGAGGTAACTTTCTGCAGGACATGACTGAGCAAACGGAAAATCGCAAAATCTACCGTATTTATCGTGATTTTATTATCACTTATCCCGAGGATGCAACGTGATAACCAACCTTAGCGTGACAGGGTTGGATGAATTAGGTCGGAAATTAAAACAGTTAGAAGTTGAGTTAAAAACCAAGATATTACGTGAAGCAGGGCGAGAAGCCATGCAAGTTGTGAAAGATGATATGGAAGCGCATGCAGGGTTTGATGCAAAAAGCACTGAGCCTCATATGCGAGACAATATCACCATCAAAACGACACGAGTAAAAAACACGAATGGGGCTGTTATGGTCACCGTAGGACCGACAAAACCTCATTATATGAAAGCTCGCGCTCAAGAGTTCGGCACCATCAAACAAGTTGCCCGTCCTTTTATTCGTCCAGCCCTCGATTACAACCAACGTGCGGTGCTCAATACCTTAACTGAGCATATTCGCCATGCCCTTTCTTTATATACTTAGGAGTAAAAATAATGGCAGATCAAAAAACATCGCCAGAATACGCCATGCTTCCCGCAGGCACTATTGTGAAATTTGGTAAAGCAGGTGATACCGTTGAACAAATGAAGCCACTGGTTAACTGTAAGGCATTAGGTGCCACAGGACAATCAGGGAGCTTTGTTGACGTCACGACACTCATCGATAAAAACAAACAATTTATTTCTGATTTACCTGAAGGACCTGAAAAGTCGTTAGGCTTCATTGATGATCCAGAAAATGAAAACTTTGTTGCGTTCTAGAATGCAGCAGAAAAGCGTGAAACGGTGCAGTTTTACTGCGAACTTCCTAATAAACGTACCGCAACGATGGTCCTTTCATTATCAGGCTGGGAATTAAATGACATCTCAGCGCCTGCTAATGAAGCCATCCAGATCACCGTAAAAGGAAAACAAAATAACCTTGTATGGGGAACTTCTTCTGCAACATCAACAGGAGATCAGGGTTAATGAAAGGATTAAAAGCCTCTTTACTTACAGCGAAACCTCAAATTATCGAAGTCGATATTCTATGTGGAGTAAAGGTAAACATTCGTCGTATGACGGCTAACGAGTTGATGAATTTGGAACTTGAGGTTTCTGAATTAAATCAACATGGCAAATTACGTGAGGCATCATTACGTAACGTAGGTATGTTGCTGAATTGCTTGGTTGATGATGAAGGTAAGCCGATAAGTAAATCGTTACTACCCAAACCAGAAGAATTGGTTAACGTCCATGATAACGCGATCCTCATCGAAGCGATTAACGTCGTGAAGCAACACTCCATTGGCACGTTAGACGAGGCAAAAAAAAACTAACGGATAGCCCATTACTCTATTTTGCTTATCAACTTTCTGAAGAGTTGGGTGAAATTGATCCCTATCGCGTTCTCAATTTGCCTGCCAATACATTACTGGGTTGGCAGGCTTATTTTGCGCTCAAATCAGAAAAACCAGGTGTAATACCACCATCAGATATACCTCCCTCTCCTGAAAGCGCACATCAACCAACAAGCACCTCTAAATCTGTTGAGCAGCAATGTTCTGACGTAATGAGAATGATAGGAAGATAATATTATGGCCACTAATTTAGCCGATTTACGGGTTGGGCTATTGCTGAATGACGCCAGTTTTAGAAGCAATATTACAGGCGCATTAAACCATGCAGGGCGTGAAACAGAACGTTTTTCTAATAAAGCAAAGCGTGAAACAAAAGCGGTTGCAGATGGTTTTTATTCAATCAGTCATCAAGTGACGAATGTTGCAGGACGACTGGCGATGTTAGGTGGAGTGAGTTTATCCATTGGTAGCATTTTAAATATTTCTCGTAAGTATAGTCAGGCAATTTCTGATCTGAGTGCGATTACGGGTGCGTCTATTGAGCGCATGAAAGAGTACAGTATTGCCTCTCAAGAGCTGGGGCGAACAACAGAATTTGGCGCGATAAAAGTTGCGGATGCCATGAAACTTATTGCGTCAGCAAAACCGTCATTACTGCAGACAGCGGGAGCCTTAGAAGATGTAACGGCTAAATCGATTACCTTGGCGCAAGCTTCAGGTATTGAGTTAGCCGATGCGGCGAAATCTCTTACCTTAAGTCTTAATCAGTTTAGTGAGTCCGCTGTCTCATCTGAGCGTTACATTAATGTGTTAGCAGCAGGTGCGAAATATGGTGCATCTGAAATAAACGAAACAGCCCAAGCCATTGTGAAAAGTGGTACCGTTGCTTCTCAAGCCGGTGTTTCATTTGAGCAACTTAATGCTTCAATCCAAGTTTTAGCAGGAAAAGGGATTAAGGCTGAAACGGCAGGAACAATGTTGCGTAATGTCTTTTTAGCATTAGAACGTTCAGCAGATAAAAACTTGCGTCCATCTGTTGTGGGTTTGGCCACGGCATTAGAAAACCTCGACAAGAAAAACTATTCCACTACTGCATCGACAAAGATATTTGGTCGCGCCAATGTCAGCGCAGGCACCATTTTAGTTAAAAATCGGGATCAGCTAGTTGATTTAACTAAGGCGCTTACTGATACCGAAACAGCGTATGAGCAAGCAGGGAAAAGGGCACAAAATCTAAATGCTGACTTGGAGGTAATGGAAAGGTCGTTTGAGGGATTGGCGATTAAAGTTGGTACCAGTGCCGATGGTCCTTTACGAACAGGGGTGCAAAATGTTACTTCCGCTGTAAATGCACTAAATAATAACTTCTCAACTTTAGCTAACATTGCAACTTACGCTGTTTTACCTGTCATTGGTGCCAGAATGACTAGAGGGCTTCAAGAGCAAACCAAAGAATGGGTGAAAAATGAAGCAGCAGTCAGAAGTAATGCTAAGCAACAGGCTGAAACCGCCAGAAGAGGGATTGCTTCAGCTGATGCCACCATCAATAAACTAGCTCAGCAAGGTCAGGCATTGACTCAACAGAGCGCCATAATGAATCGGCATGGTTTACAGATGCAAGGATTGGCTAGTGAACGTAATCGACTAGTTAGACAGGAAGCGGAAGCATTAGCGTTAAGATCCAAATATACCGATCAACTTACAGCAGCTAATAATCGACTTTCATATAGCCAAAGGGCATTACGAGCATCTAGCTTAGGACTCCGAAGTGTTGTTTCTGCCTTAGGTGGGCCAGTTGGTGTGTTGGCTTTAGCTGGTTCAGCTATTTATTATTTTGCAACTAAAGCTGATGAAGCTAAGTTGAAGATTGATGGTTTACGGGGCTCAGTTGCTGAAACAATAGAAGAGCTTCAGCGTTTATCTAGAGTCAAATTAGAAATACAGGCTGATGAAATCGCAGAAAATATTTCTTTATTAGAAGCTGAGAGATCTCGAATCTATGGTGAGTTAGCTAGATATTCTGAAGATAGACAAACCTCGATGTCAGAAATAAAAGACAGCGGTTGGTTTGGTAACGCCATGGTCAGTGCTTTTGGGGATGATCCTGAAGAGGTGCTTCGAAATAGGCGAAGTGCGTTAGGAAAATTAGAAGATATAAATAAGGATTTAGAGACTCAATATCAACGACAAACAAGAACAAAAGAAGCCATAGAAAAAGGTGTTTTTAGTCAACCGACTAAAGAAGATAAGCCACTGGGAGATAGCGGAGGCGGTGGAAATGATGGAGGGAATGACCTAGCTTCAGGTTCTAAACAAAAAGTTAGTCAATACCATCAATTACGCATGCAAATAGAGCAAGAGCATGCAACAAGTTTAGAACGAATATCCTTAAGTGAATCGGAAACAATGCGCAAGCTTCAGGAAAACTTAAAAGCTGGTGGCATGAAGCAAGAAGAGTATGAGCGATTAAAAACACTCAATGCTGAAAATCACATGAAACAGCGTGCAGAGTTAGCGGAAAAATACTCTCCCATGCGCGCATCAATTCGAAATGAACAAGAGATGACAAAAGAGCTTAAATCACTCTTTGATCAACAGCTATTGACTGAAAAAGAATATCAATATGCACGACGCCAAATGGCGCAAGATACGACAAAGTATCGATTATCAGAGCAAGCAAAAGGTATTTCTCTCCCTAATATCAGCATTCTTGGCGAAATAGATCCCGTTATTCAACTCAGAAACCAACTGGAAGAACAAAAGGCGCTTTATCAGGCTTACTATGAGGATGGTTTAGTTAGCAAAGAACGTTATGAACAGTTAGTTATTGCGGCTACAAATAAGTCAAAAGAAGCACAATATCAATCAAGCAAAGAGCTGTATGCCTCCCAAGGTATGTGGCAACGTATGCAAATGAATTTAGTTGATGCTGTTGAACAACGAACCGCTAATGCAATGACAGGCATGTTGATGGGAACGAAGTCCTTTTCAGAGGGCATTAAAGAATTTTCTTCATCATTAGCCAGTTCAATTATCTCTGATCTTATTCGTATTGCAATTCAAGCTCAAATTACCAATGCATTGACGGGATTAATGGGCGGTTTTGCTGGTGGCAGTAGCGGTGCGGCAAGTGGCGCTAAAGCGGGTAAGGTGGGTGTAAAAGCGAACGCCAAAGGGGATGTTTACAGCTCACCAAGCCTCAGCCAATATAGCAATCAGGTGGTTAGTTCACCGACATTATTTGCTTTTGCAAAAGGTGGTACGCCTAATCTTGGCTTGATGGGGGAAGCTGGAAGCGAGGCGATCATGCCTTTAAAACGTGGACCTGATGGATCTTTAGGCGTTAGAGCAACCGGAAGCAACTCTGTTGCGTCAGGCGATACCATTATTCATCAAACATTTCATGTAACAGGTAATGGTGATGAAGCGCTTTATCAAGCTATACAGGAAGCAGCAAGAATGGGAGCAGAACAAGGTGCATCAAAAGCCAAATCTGACATTATGCGAGACTTTCAAACCAATGGAACATTAAGAAGGAACCTACGATAAATGGCAACGATATTATCGTGGCCACAATCCATCGTACCAGCCTCATTAAGCTGGCAACTCGTGAGTAATAGTAAAACCTTTACATCAACTTTTACGGGGAGTGTGCAGACGGTACGCTTTCCCGGCTCGCGTTGGCGTTGCAGTATGTCATTTAATAATTTGACTGATGAGCAAGCAAGGGTTTTAGAGGCGTTTGTTGCCGAGTTAGATGGTGAAAGTGGTCGAGTGAAAATTAGTGATTGGGCGCGCTCTGGTTTAACTCAGCGTGGTAAACCTAAAGTTAGCCAACCCAATCAATCTGGAAAATCATTAGAAACTAAGGATTGGTTACCTAATAGTATTGTGCTACGGATCGGTGACTATATCACCGTTAATAATGAATTAAAGCGAGTGACAGCTAATGTGATCAGTGATGCGCAAGGAAATGCAACAATTCCTATTGCCCCTATATTACGTTATGCACCTGCAGTAAATGATTTGATAGAAAATGAAACGCCATACGGTATTTTTAAACTAACTAGTAACGATCAGGGTAATTTCCAACGTAAGCCGGGCATATTTACTAGTACTTCTTTGTCATTCGAGGAGGCATTAACATGAAATATCATCCCTTTAGTAATGACATGGTTAAGGCAATTAACGAGGGGTATTATTTGGTTGTTGCCTCTCGTTTAGATCTCAAATCAGGTGTTGTAAGAGCACATACTGGTGTGGGCAATATCATTATTGCAGGTGAAGTTTATCAAGGTGTAGGGCAATTTGGTGCCATTGAGTCTGTGGGTGAAAATATGACCACTAGCCCACAACAACTTATTATGAAACTCTCAGGTTTTGATTCTTCCTTGATTGGCGAAGTGATGAACGAGCGGGTTCGTGGGCGAAATGCACAATTGATGTTAGTGGCATTAAATGAAGAAGGAAAACCTGCGCTTGCTGAGGTTTTATTTGCAGGCCAAATATCAACCATTGGTGTTACAACGGGTGAAGAGAATGAAATAGCAGTTACTGTTTCTAATCGATTTGAACGTTGGTCTTATGGATTACCAGACAGATTTACTGATGAATCATGGTCTAAACGTAAAAATGGAGATAGGATATTTCGTTATGTTGCGCAGATGGCTGATCGGGCGATTTATTGGGGCAGCAAGAAAAATGCACCTGCGTTTATTTATAAATAACTCTGATTATTGGTGTCGATTAAATGAAAAAAAATATTATTATTTTATTATTCATACTTTTAATTTTACCTAATTTAGCTTCATGTGATAAATCTGACTCAGATAAAAATAAATATAGCGCTCCTTTTGGCCTAGAGTGGGGTATGCCTATAAATAAACTTAAAAAAGAAATAGGAAACGATATTGAAATCTTAAATAATCAAGAAAATTGTCCATTTTTTAAAGTTAAATCTGAAAGTCTACCTAATGGTTTAAATAATAAAAATGAAACCTACACACTTATATTTTTACCAGAAAATAAAGTAATTGATTTTAACGGTCTTATGGGTGTGGAATATTATTACTTCATGGAAAATAAAGAAATATATGATATAGACTTTAAAAAAATGCTAAATAATCTTGAATTAAAATACGGGGAACCAACTAGAAAAAAAGAAGACGATAAATTATTTGAATATGTTTATTATTTTGATTTGGAAAATAAGAACATTATTCTAGCTGGACATAAAACCGAGTACGGGTATACGATTTGGATGTTGCAAGCATTCTTGCCGAAAGAAAATAAAAATACCATAGATCAAGCTGTAGAAAAGTTAAATTTAGAGTGTAAAAAAGAAAGAAATCCTCTGTAAAAGAAAATGAATATAAATACCCGCTTCGGCGGGTTTTTTATTGTCTGGAGAAAACCATGAGACACCAACAATGGACTACTCGCCTTCCTGAAACTTTAAAGAATGCCATAAATCGCCCTTTTGTATGGGGTGAACATGATTGCTGTTTGTTTGCCTCTGATTGCGTCATTGCTGTTTGTAATTTTGATCCTTGTGAAAACATTCGCGGGCGCTATAAAACAAAAACTGGCGCATTCCGAGTGTTACAAAAAGAGCTCGGAACATTGGAAAGTGCTGTGAGTCGTTTTTTTGATGAAATTCCAACAAGCGAAGCAGGGCGTGGTGACATTGTGATGTTTGAAGGGGATGAAGGAAATACATTAGGTGTTTTGTGGGCGGGTAAACTATGGGCTGTTTCAACAGATGGCGTTCGTGCGGTGAGCAATAAACCAATTAAAGCATGGAGAGTACAATAAATGGGTAAGACAGTCACAAGCGTTGTCTCTGCTGGCTTAATGATAGCAGGGGTTATTGCCACAGGTGGTTTGGGTACCGCATTAATTGTAGCCGGTATCGCTGTTCAGGCAGCAAGTGCGTTTATCTTTAAAGATAAAGTACCTGGCTCAGGTTATCGGGATCAGTCCGAACGTAAGCAAATGCTACGTTCAGCATCAGCACCAGAAACGGTCGTTGTAGGCAAAACAATGATGTCGGGCTTACTTTTCTTTGCTGAAGAAGAGGAAGGCGAGCAAGACGAAAATGAAGAACTCTACATGGCTTTAGCGATTGCATCTCATCCTATCCATAAATTAGGGCAGATTTATTTTAACGATGACAGAATCGAAGACTTAGGCACTAACGCACAATATGAGTTTCACAATGGTAGAACCGAAGCGGATCCTTATCTACTAAAAAATGCGCCATCATGGAAAGAGGATATGATCGGTAGAGGGCTTGCATGGTTACGTTTGACGTTACGCTTTGACCAAGAAAAATTCCCTTATGGTGTGCCTAATGTTAAAAGCGAATTATGGGGCAAAGAAATTTACGATCCCCGCACCGAAAAAACAGAGTGGTCGAATAATGGTGCTTTGGTCATATTAGATTACTATCGCCATTACTTAGGTGTTCCAGATTCCGATATTGATTGGGATGCATTTAAAAGTGCAGCAGATATTTGTGATGAAACCGTACAAACGCCAGATGGAAAAAGTGAGCCTAGATATACCTTAAATGGTGCTTATGAACTTGAAGAAAGTCCTGCCTCTGTATTAGAGATGATGCATAAATGCATTGCTGGTGAGCCGACCTATATTGCAGGCAAGCACGGCATTATGATGCAAGTTTATAATGGGCCTGCATTACTCACAATTGATGAATCACAAATTATCGACACAGTGACTGTAACGCCTGAACTTTCATTGCGTGATGCAACCAATGCAATTTACGGCACTTTCGTTGACGCAGAACAGCAATATAACAAAACCGATTTTGAGCCAGTGGTTATTGAAGAGTGGATAGAAGAAGATGGCTTAGAAATCAAAGAGAATATGGACTATCGTTTTGTTACTAGCCCATACCAAGCCAATCGACTAGCCAATCTCTATTTACGTAAAAAACGCGCAGGTCGTCGTATTCAATTGCGCATGAATTTAGATGGTTATGCTTATCGCCCTGGTGATGTTATCAAACTCGAATTACCTTCATTGGGGATCAGTGATTTAGAGTTTCGTATTGCCGATTGGAAATTTCATCCATCAGAAGGGGTAGAGATTACTCTCGAAGAAGATGGTTCTTATATTTATGAGGACTTAGCTAGTAAACCCTTTGTTAGACCTCCATTCACTAAATTACCCACCGGCGGTGTAGCAGCACCTATTAATCTTGCTTTTGTTCCTCTCTCTGTTACCGATATTGTTCAGGGATATATTTCATGGCAGAACGTGGCATCTGATATTCGCTATAACACGGTTAATATTCTCCAGAATGGCAAGGTTATACAGTCTATTCAGGTACCGGGTGAGCGTGTTGATATTAACGGTTTAACGAGAGGTACTTATCGTGTCGAAGTGAGAGCAATAAATGTTGCTGGTGCTATGTCTGCACCTGCTATCAGTGATTTTGCTATTCAAGCACCACCTGTGCCGATTGGTGTCGAAATAACACCGGGTATGTTCAGCTTAACGGCATCTCCTAAACAGGGGGATAGCGCTGTGTTTGGTTATACCTTTGAGTTTTGGTTTAGTGAGAAAAAACTCGCTAATCTCTCTGAAAATGAAGTGATCACCAAAACAAACAAAGTTGGTCAAGGAAATTTCTGGACGCAAGAGAATTTAAAA